CCAATGCCAGCACGTTTGCTAGCATACTTGGCCATCATTTCGCCACTAGCAAAAATAGAATCCAAGTCATCATCACTCCTAATGAGTACGCACGAACTGAATTGCTTAGTAGGGGTACCGAGACCAGCAAGGACAGGAGTAGCAAGAGTAAACAATCCATCAGAAGCCGCATTGTAATATTCCTTGATATATCGCAAGCGAGCTGTATTAGGTTCTTCCTTATGGAACACAGTAGCCGCGGCAACCATGTATCTAACTTGCGGTGTTTCGTAAATTTCTTTTGTAGCACGATTACGTACTAGATACTTTTCAATAAGTTGTTCGATGGCAGCATAACTGTATTGCTCGTCTTTTTCGTGATCGATGATTTCGTCCATCTTATCCCAATCAGCTTCACTATACCAGACAAGTAATTCGGGAGTATACAAACCAATTTCAACATTACGCTTAACAATGTCAAATAGGCGAGGCGGGGTGTAATCACCATATACGTCTTTTCTAAGCATACTAAGTCTTTGCTTGCCTGCAACGTATTGATAATTTGTATGTCCTACTTCTGGGTTTGATTCTACGTCGATAAGATTAACAATAGCACGTAGCGTGATCTCATCAATTTCTCTTGTGCTAATGCCATCATAAAAATGAGGTTGTGCTTTAATCTCAATCATAGACTGGCTAACGTCAGCTATGCCTTGACACACTTTACTAACCTGGGCTTGCCATTTTTCTACCGCTAGTGGCTCTTTGTGTCCACTTCTTTTTGTTACATTAATTTCGTTCTTGCTCATATTGTTAATTAAAAGTTCCATTACCATGGGGCAGTCCTTGCTTAGAACATTTACTTACCAAGCACCGGTGCGCCATATCTTTATACTTTAACCAGCCTAGCGAGGTCGCTAGGGGTCCAAATTTGTAAAATTTCTAAGTTCGCATTTTTCATGTCAATGACTTCTCCATCAACATAATTAAGCAACTGGTGGTCTGCTAGCAATGTTAGCAAACGTATTTCATTGTCTATACGTGCTCTTATCAACTTGCAATCATTGCCAGTTAATACTAGACTATAGAACATACCAAGGCCCTGTGCGTTAGGACAAAATTGTCCTGCGCTAATAAGAGTCCAAGGATCAGGCCATGTGTCCTCTCTCCAAGGATCAACTGACTTATTCACCATTGGCACAAATTTCCACCAAAGTGCTACCTCAGTTGCTACATCGCCTATTTCTGCTAATGTTTCTCGCCACTCTCTCCAGGCAAGTAATTTTCCTTGTTTATCAAGGAACCAATGTTCAAGACTTCGATTTTCCACGAAATACTTATACTAGTTTGTAATATTGTTCTACTCGACGAAGCCACAAGTCTTGGTAGCGGTCGAACTCGGATCCTTCAATGATAAACTCTTGGTAGATGTTATCAGCAGAGCACATAAAGATTACACCTTTCTTAATCTTTGTGCCCCAGACTTCATTGTGTGCTAATGCATAAGCTGTAGTTTGAATAAAGTAATCATCAATCCACTCGCGCTTCTTTGGCTTGTTAGTTTGCTTATGGTCCATGATAGCATCTTCGCCGGCATGAACCCCAACTAAGTCAGTTGTACCTGCATACAGGCCCGGGCAGTAAAGTTGAACTTCAGTGCCCCACGCTTCGTTGCAGTTAACCAGGCCTTCATTAATAATGGTCTGTGCCATTTTATGGCTTTGGATGCTGTATGGGTTAGAGCCAGGTGTGCCTGGATCTCCAGTTAGCACATAGTTCTCAAGCCACTTGTGCATACGTGTACCACGTGACGCGGCTTCGGTTGTAATTTCTTGTGCTCTTTTTTCGCCTACACTTTTACGCCAATTAGCAAGTGCTTGTTTTGACTCTTCGGACTTTGTTTTGTCTAGGATTGTAGTAACGCTAGGTACTCGGGACCCGTCTGGTGTTTCGTATAAACGACTTGCGCCGTCTATTCGACTTAAAGGTTGGTAGTTATATTTGGGATTAAATTTTATCATCGTCGTTTAGTATAAACGATAATATTTGAAAAGTCAAATTTAGAATTACCAAGCAATGACCCACTGGAAAGTGGTCTGGGTAGCTGGATTAGTTTGGCGATCAATAGTGTATCCAAGGTCTGTAAAGTATTGGATAACTTTGTTCATTTGTAGGGTCTTTTGACGGTCTTCACGAGCACCGGTCCATGTATCAAAGTATTCAGCGGCTAGTGCATAACCAACGTCGGCTGAGTTCTTTGCCATAGTGCTTGTTGTTACAACAACTACTTGTACTGCTCCGTCAGCACTGGCTAAAAGAATTTCTTCTTCTAGGTCGCGGATTTCTCTTATTACAAAAATGTCTTGTAAGGATTTAACTCTGGCCTCGCTGGCAGTTAGCATGATTCTACTCATATTCCTAAATCCTTACGTGCTTGTGCTGTTGCATCTTTACTTACAGCAATTTTATTGTCTTCTGCTTTTTCTTCGGTGTCGGCTGTTGGTACTGTTGTTAGAGTAATTTCTTTGTTATTAACGTCAGAAATTAAGTCATTGTTCTTTGCTTTAAAAGTTGCAATTAGACCTCTAATAGCATCAACTTGACCCGCGGCACTAAATCCCATTCGAGTTAGGTTGTTAACTAAATCACTCATAGGTATCTTTGCTACGCCATCATTTTGACCTTTAATGATCAACATCTTGATAGCGTTAGCAAAGTTCTTATCGAAGTTATCTAGTTCAAGCAACGTCACTCTTAATCTCCCTGCCAGTAGGTTCCGCTTCTGGACCTGCGCTACTTGGGAAAATAGGAGCTTCACCACCTGCTTCGGCACCTGGGGTAGCGCCTGCTTCAGCGCCAGGGACTGGGGCTGGTGCTAACATTGCATCGCCACCGCCAGTTAATGCACTAATAGCACTATCCAATGAATCCTTAGTTTGAGTTAAAGTATCAATAGCGCCTTCTAATGCAGTTTTAACAGTTTGTGCATACTGCTCGCCGGCAGCATCACCAAAACGTTCTTTAATTTGATCAACCAATGTAATCATATCACTACCTAGCATATCTGCTACGTCTTCAATGAAACCTTGGAAATCGTGGTTCATAGCCTTAGCGGCAATAACCACTTCAGCTTGTTCTAAGTTATCTTCATCCAAGTCAGCTTCAACTAAGTGAGCGCCGACATTGGCTAAATCTTCATAAATTTCTTTGTGCAATACTGCACGAGTATATTCTTTTCCACCCTTGCTTGCTAGTGTATCGATTTCACGAGCAACGCGAGCTAATTCTTCACGTAAGCGTTTGCCACCTAGGTTTTCTACTACAATGCTTTCTTTGCGAAGTGCAGAACGGGCCGCTTGTGCTGGGGTTATTGTTGTTGTGATGTCATTAAATTTCATAATGTTCTCCGTGATCTATTTAGCGTCTTATTAGTGTAATATAGCTACTCATTTTGGTAAGTGAGTTATTACATAACCTAGCATTGCTAAAAGGCCTACAACAACGGTAGCTGTAGAAGTGACCATAATCTTGAACTTTTCATCTTTAGCATTACTCAAAAGATTCTTAATTTCACTAAGATTCTTTTGGTTTTCAGTTTTAAAATTAGAAAATTCATCGTGTAGCTGATCTAAACGATTTTCTACCATTCTAAACTTTTCTTCTAGGCGTCCGTAGCGTTCAGCACATAGCTCAACATGCATCTCCAGACTTGTCTGTTCCGTAATCATAAAATGGGTTAATCCATGTGCAAAATCACAACCAAACTCTAGTTTGTTGTGCGTTTTTGGGACCTAAGATGAGCCTGGGTGAGTCGTAATTACGGTTTTTTAAATTCAATATATTTAGCCAATTTAGAAAGAATCATGTCTAATGAAAAACGTGTTTGTATCCGGGCCCGTTGTGACAATTTTACCACCAGTTGGGTAAGTTTCGTTTAGCCCTGTTGCTAATCTTCTTCCGTTTGATTCGCTTGCTAATGTTTCTTCTGTCATTTGCCCAATACTGCTAGCGATCCATTTAAAGCACCAAACTCTATGCTCTCCGGTTACATTTTCCCCAAACAAACTATTGCTAATGTCTTGCTTATCTATGCATTCAATTCCTGCAAGCAACGGCTGACCTCGAGCGGCAATGATGCTCATAAGCTCAGCTAAATTTCCTCTGCTTTCTTCTCGCTCTGGGCTAATATCAAATAATGTCCAGGCTGTAAAGAATTCTGGGTCGGCGCCTAAATGTGCCCCGGGCACCATCCATGATTTCTTATCTGACATAATTAGAGGTTTCTGCCGATGGCGTATCCTGCGGCACCTAATGCGGCCGCTTTAGTCAAGCTTGATAAGAACGAGCTTCCTGTCCTAGAACCAGCAACTGCTCCTACACCAAAGGCCGCAAGTTCAGCATTATCAACTCCGTGTAACAGGTACCCTTTCTTAGAAGCAAGTGTATCTAATATTGGATATAGCTCACTATGTTTGCCTCGAACTTTATAATATTGAAGTAAACGTGTTACACATAGTTCACGTTGATGTGTTGTTAAGTTATCCCAGTCTGTAATTAATCTACGCAAGCTTTTGTAGTTGCTAATGTCAATTCCCATTTGCCCTTCTAATCTGTACATGATACGAATGGCAGAAGTGGCATCGGCGTGGCCCGTTGAAATGTTTCTTAGAAAATCTAAGATCATTTTTTTGTTTGTTCTTAACTCTTGTGCCAATGCTTTGTTTTGCTCTGGTGCTTTAAGCCTTGCGGCAAGAGCTCCTTCGGGATTTAAGATAATATGAAGACCCTGGTACAAATCAGTGCCACTAACTCTAGGCAAGTTAAAATTGCCAAACTGCATTGTACGCTTTGCATAGTCTTGAGCAAATGGTTTTGTTTCAAACTCTTTGCTTAACAAGTATACAGTAAGCAAATTTAAGAACACGCTATCTACCGCATCTCTCAGTGTTAATTGAGATAGGTAGTTGTTACGAAACATCTTGCTTTCGTTGCAGTTTTCTGTGATAAAACTAAAATCTTCCATATTATACCTTCTTCATAAACACTGGTCTATTTACTAGTTTAATTTTACCATGTGGTGTGTCTGCTACAAAGCCTTCGTGGCCAGGATGTTCTCTAACTGATGCTGTTACTGCGGCACCTTGGCTAGCATGTGCATCTAGTTGGTCTTTTAATCTATACTTCATTTCAACCAACATATTTGCAATTTTAAATACTGCGGTAAAGCCTGCTTTATTCTTAGCAATATGGTCAAGTACGTTTTGAATCTTGTTGGCTGTTAACTTGCTTCTGCTTGGATCTTTTAGCCATTCCAAGAACTCTTTGCCAGTCAGGCCGTGTTCACCAATTCCTGCTTTATAATTTAAAAAGCTCTTAAAGATGTCTGCTAAGTTGGAAATCTTTAGCGCACTTATAGAGAAGCTATCTAATAACTTGTCAATGCTTGCGCGGCTCTTTTCAATTTCACTTTCAATTGCTTGTACATCACTAAGTGCAATTTCAAATGGTGCAGACTTGACTTGCATTACTGGGCTTAGAACCACAAGTCCTGGGCTATTCTTAAGTGCCCCAATCTCTGCAGGCGTCATTGCCCTTGGTTCTTCTTCTGCACGATCTGTGAAGTAGCTATGAACTACAATGCCAGCATTACTTGCTTTGATCTTTTTGCCTAGGTCACTACTTGGATCAATGGTATACTTTACCTTCAGTGGTTGGATTTCAATTACACCATCATGTACTTCTGGCTTACTCATCCACATGATGTCGCCTTGGATAAATCCGCGGAATTTTACCGGAACAAGTTTTTCTAACATTGGATACAGTTTAGCAATTTGTGTAGAGTATTCTAAACGTCCTTGCTCGTCAGGCTTGCGATTGTAAATCATATCGCGGAACATCTTGGCACTACGAGCCATCCCGTCATATTTCTTTGCGCCAAAGCCTGCTTTGTCAGTCATAATGAAACCTTCTTCATCACGACCAAAGATAATAGCAGGAGTACCGTCCCACTTAACTGTGTTCGATTTAGGATCTACTGCGGCATGTTTAATAGCATTAAGGGCTCGTAATGCGCCGTCAGCACCTTCTTCAAAAACTAAATCTTCAGGATGGTCAATACGTGCCTTTGCTTCTGTAAGCTTAATAAGCTTATTGTTTAAAACACGACGGCTTTCGACTGTATTGAAAACTGTCTTTAACATATCACCTAATAATGCTTTAACCTGCATTGGCATTTTGTTCTCGCCTGAGTCAGAGAACGCTTGCCATGCGGCACGCAATCTCTTAAAGTCGCTAAAAATACTAGCAGTTGATGCAGCCGGTGCTGGAGTTTCAGCAGGTGCCGGTGCTGGAGTTTCGGCCGGAGCAGGTGCTGGTGTTTCAGCAGGTGCAGGTGTAGCAGCAGGTGCTGGTGTTGGAGCAGGTGCTGGTTTAGGCGCTGGTTGTGCTCTAGGAATACTCAAACTATCAAACGTTGAGGCGGCAACATTTTTATCAACACCTTGTTTAACCAAGAAGTCCATAATATCGTCGCTGTCCATTGGCTTGCCAGCTTTCACCCAAGCTTGTTGTAGCTTGTCTGCTGTAATTTTATTAGTTAAATTTCCGCCCTTGACTGCTAGTTTGTTTAATACATTGGTTGCGCCTTGTTGAATTTTAGCAAGTAGGCTTGGCTCTTCGTAAATGTATTGAACTGCTTCAAAGATAGAACGTTGTTGACCACGTGCAATTTTTCTATTCTCTAATGTGAACAGTTTTTTAGCACTATCTTTGTCAATGAATAGTTTATGTACTGGAGTTGATGTATCTCGTTGGATGTTATTCATCCTGTCTTTGCTTGGATCATCAATGTATTTGTCAAACAAGGCGCCGCCAAGGATTTCCCATTCTCTGCCTTCTTCGCCAGTCCAACGAGCATTACTTGGATCACCCTTAGCACCAAATTGTACAATGTCTCCAACTTTACGATTACCTGGGCCGCTTTCTTCTTTGCCTGCATCTAAATCTAGTGTAGTACCTTTTGGTTCCTCGGCAGGTTTTTCTTCTCCGTCTTTACCTGGCATAGCACTAATGCCTGCGGCAGTACCTTGTGCAACTGCAACAATAGCATCACCAACTTGGTTCATACCATCTCTAATTGCATCATACCCAGTAAATGCTAAGGTAGATGTGTCAACACCAGCTGCCGCTTCGGCAACTTTTTGTGCATACTCGGCTGTTGTTAACTCTGCTAGCTTGGCATTAAATGCTTGTAATGCAGAGGCCGCGTCAGCGCCGTTGCCACCAGGTGGCATTGCATCATAGAAAGCTTGCTTTAAGCCATCTAACTGTGTATAGTCTGCCTTTAGCATAGGCACATTTGAAACGTCAATGTAATTTTGTCCATTAACATTTACATTCATATTAACATTGCCAACAACATCATTAATAGGTGTAATATTTGTTGTAATGCCAATTAAGTCTGCTAGGTTATCTGCAACTGCAATAACTGCATTCTTGACCAACTCAAATGCTTTACCAGTAAGCCAAGTAATTGCGGCTGTTTTAAGACCGTGTCCGACTGCTGTAGAAAGCTTTTCACCTTTAACTAGATCAACACCTGCTCTTAGTGTATATGCAACCAATGTTGCGCCGCCTGGGCCGGTTGCTAAACCTGCAACAACTGTTAGTAGACCAATGATGGCCGCTGTTGTTCCAGGATTGTCTTTTGCGGCCTGTCCAAGTGCATTGATGTATTGAACTACTTTGCTGTCGTCACCGCCTAGGCCATTTTTAACTTTAGCTTTTAAATCTTCAAACTTTTTGTCAAAGAATTGTACAGGCGCAGTTTGTTGTAGCCATAAGCCAACTTGGTCCATGACTTTGTTTACTTCTTTAGCTACATCAACGCCTTTACCAATCATGGTGCGGTTGTTGCCGCCTGCTGTGGCACCTTGTTCGATGCCTTTAAAAATGTTATCAATCTCTGCCTGTGTTAAAACCTTCTCCATCAAAGGTCTAAACTCGTTGTACATTCTGTTAACAACATAGGCTTGTTCAGGAGTCAATCCCTCGCAAGACTCAGCCAATATTCTGCGGCTGTTAATCATTGCTTCAGTAAGCTTGTTTAATTGTTTAATTTTCATTTGAAAGTTCCTACGCCGCCGCTGTATTTCCACATATCCTTTAGTAACTCAAGTACTTGCGGATCAGTTATTAACCTGCCATTGGCATCAAGGAATTTTTGCCATTCTGCTTGGAATGCTGCCGGGTCTGTAAAGATTGCCGCATCACCAGGAGGTGGAGACTCTGTTGGTGGGGCTTCGGTTGATGGTGCTGTTGGAGTCTCTGGTGCTCCAGGTGTTCCTGGAGCAGTTGGTGTTTCTCCGCCTGCTGGTGCTGGGGCTCCACCTGGGGTTGGTGATGGTGTTTCGCCTGCGGCAGTAGAACCGGCACCAAACTTCATGTTGTCAATCAAACCAAATGCATCACCGCCCCATTCTTTGTATAATTGGAATGATTGCGGTCTACCTTTTTGAGTTTCAGCGGCAGCAATAGCCATCCAGGCTTTAAGCTGTTCTTGAATTAAAGGTGTGACTTTGGTTACAATATTGTTGACTGCGTTTGGATCAATACTTGCATCATGTCCTGCTAATAAGGTTTTTAATTGTGTTGCTGTAACAATCGCAGGAGGGTTACCTGCAAGTGCTTGTAGTCTATCGCCTGGTAAGTCAACTAATTTGTTTTGTACAGTATTAATGATGTGAACTACTAACCCAGATAGGTTTTCCTTAAGAGCCTCGTTTGGCTTTAAGGATCTAAAATCTGCGGCAGTTGGATCAAATAAAGCGTCAATAACTTGTTGACCTAGTTGCTCAAATTTTTGCTTTGCGGCAGGATCCATTTGGAAAGGACCTGCACTGGCCGAGTCGGCTTGTAATAATATAATTGCAGAAGCAATAGCTAAACTAACATTCTTAATTGTTTGGTCAAAGTTTAAAGAGCCAATAGGGCCTGCTTCGGCACCCGTTGCTACTGCAACAATCGTGTCAATTACTTGATTTACGCCGCCGCCTGCAACTTGAGATACGTTAGTTTTGTTATCTCTCAAGTACCCAACAATTTGTTCTGCACTTACTGCATTACTATCAGCTTGGGCTACTGCTACGCCCGACTGTAATGCTAACTTAACAATGGCCGCAACAGGCACATCTGCTTGGCCGTTTTTAATAGCTTGGATGCTGTTTCCGAGCTGTTTTAGCAAAGGGCCCTCAACTTGATTAGCAATACCATCTGCTACTTTATTCAAGGCGGCGCCTTGACCACGCAGGGCGCGAATAAAGCCAGTGACGCCATCACCACCGGCCATGTTTTGGGCTTTTGCAATTAAATTGTCTAGAAACCCTTCTTCAATTGTTGTTCTTTTTAGTTCGTTGATTTTCACTGCTCGTTTTCCTTGATGGATCTTACTCCACGGGTAAACTTAGCAGGATCACCGTTTTTAATAGCCAGCTGTAGCCTTCTAATAAGCTCATCTGCTTGGTGCTGTGGGTAATTCTGCTGAATAACTTCTACTAGATTAATTACGCGGGCAATAGCTTGTACGGCAAGGCCTTCAACTAAATGATGCTTGTCTTGCTTAGGTACTAGCCCTGTAATTTCGTCAAGTATACTACGAGTTTGTTTACGCATGATAATTATATTTATGAATAAATAGTTTCAATAGGAGCTACAGAAATGCAACTTTCCCCAAGTGCCCAAGAATTAAGAAACTTGGCAAATAGAATACAACAATTAAGTGAGTTCGATACGCACACCGATACAGGCGAGCCCGACCACGAAATTACATCTGACGAGCTTTCGCGCTTAAAAGTTACCCTACGTTCGTTAGTTGACAAGAAAACACAAAGCCGTTTTATGATGGTTTTAAACAAAATGGCAAGCGAACAACCCATTACTGCTGGCGAAGCAAAACTTATTACTTCTGCCTTTGTTAGCATGGTAGATTTAATTGTATCTGACCCTGCTCTTATGAGCCGTTTACGCCATGATATTTCAAGTTTTAACGGCCCCGAGGATGAGCCAGAAGCTATTGTCCCTGCAGATGACGATATTGCCGCCGACGTAAAGCCAAACATCGAGTACGAGCCTAAGTAATTAAAGGTTATCCCTACTTACAATAGCCCTTAGCGCATTTCTGTTTGCATTGGTAGCAACAGGCGGAGTTAAGGGCTTTTCTACGGGCAAACCAGAATTAGGTTTTGTAATGTCAAATCCTTCTTTTGCTTGGGGCTTTTCCCAAGGTGTCGAGCCACCTGTTGGTACTGTGGTTCCCATATTACTAGTCCTGCTAATCTTACTATACAAGTCTTTAGTGCTTGTTGTAGTAACATTGCCAGCATCAACAGAATCACAAATACGCATTGTGTCAGGGTTAAAACTCAAATCAATCTTTTGTCCAACACCAGAACTACTACGTGTCTTCATAAACTGGATTTGTACTGTGCCACGTTCCTTCATGCTAGGAGTACTATAGATACCAAACACGTTGTCGGCTGTTTGAATCTTAGACAAACCGCCAGCAATCATAGAATGGTCAAATTCTACACTTTCCACAGCACTACGGTTTAACTGCGAAGCTGTTGCCAACAACAAGTTTTCTGTAACAACCAAGTTACGCAATTCTTCTGCTACTAACTTGTCCTTAACGAACATGTCGCTTACGCTAATCTTTTGACTTGCTGGCATCATCAAGTCCAAGTAGTCAACTAAAATAGCATCTACCTTAATGTTGCGTTGCGTTTGAAACTCACGTACCCAAGCTAGCACATCGTTTGCTGTAATGCCGTTAGTAAGTTGAACGATTTGTAATAGTCCACCTTTCTTACCCGCTGTCTTAACCTTAAGCTCAACTTCGTCAAGTCGTTTGTACAAGTCTCTAGTTGACATATCTGTCAACATAGCATCCATACGCTGACTACACAACAACTCGCTAAGTTCTAGCGAGAAGTAAACAGTATTCATTCCTGCTTGCGACCAGTTAAGCGCCAGGTTTTGTAAGAACAAACTCTTACCTGCGCCAGAGGCACCTGCAAAGATGTTTAGTTCACCTCTGTTAAAGCCACCATATAGTTTGTCATCAAGTGCCTTCCAGCCAGTGGACACTTGACCGTTATTGTCTCTAATTGCTTTTAGTCGACCAACCGGATCTGCAAAATAATCTGTACCAAATGTCTTTGGCAAGCCAACTTGTACAGCTTCCTTGATTAGCTTTTCTACTGCACCATACTCGTGCTTCTCTAACATGTCAGAGCTTGTTAGAATAGCTTTTTCGAGTGCTTTGTACCTTGCAAACTTTTCAAATTCCTCTAGAAACCAAGAGCTATGTTGTACAGCGGTCGCACCAATGTTTTCAATGTCCACTCCGCTAACTGCTTTAATTTGTAGAGGATCTGGAATGTCTGCATGTTCATTTACATAACTCTTGATAAACTCTGCGGCTTTTCTAATACGCCTGTCAAAGTGGTCAGCATCTAAAATGTTATTGCATCTTGCCGCTAGATCTCTATTGCTAATTAGAAACTTTAGGTATAGCGTCTGTGCATCTACCCCGTATTCTTTATCCATTAATTATTCCCCCAACGCAAAGCCATTATTGCGGCATCTTCTTTATCTTTAAAATCAAAATACATATAGTGCGGACTAGGTGTCGACACAAACTTATCGCCTGGTAAACCAAACTCCTCTAATGCCCAGGCACATACCTCATTCCACCATTCTTCAGTATCCTGCCCAAGTGTCCAACTAATCTTTACCCTATAATTATACACACCACCGCCTTGCTAATAATTTAATCTTCAAAGGTGATGTCTCAATCGCCGATAACACACTTTGTAATGTAGCAACTCTACCAAAATTCTGTGCGGCATCGTTGGCATCTTTGATGCCGCTTGGCCAATCTGGAAAGGACACACTCCATCCCAAGTCAGCGGCTTGTAATGCTAACTTAAGGCCTGCTTTATCTCTGTCTGGAAGTACCACTGGCTCGTTATCAATATCCTCGATGATTTTAGCTTGCTCTGGACTAATCTCATTAGTCATAATAGCAACACCATCAAGAGTTAGTGCATCATACTCGCCTTCGGTGACGATTGTATACTTGCGTAAGTGACTTTGATGATCAAGGTTGAATACAAAGCTAGCAGGACGACTTGCAATAATCTTTGCAGTCTTTTTATCTGGCACCTCGCCTATCCATCTAGCATTATAGCCAACTAGTTTTCCCTCGTCATAAAAAGGAAGGATAACACGTTTATCCATTCCTTGTATGATACTTGTGCTTGTATACCAATTAGGAACAAGTTCAAGTACTTTTCTACTGTCTAGGTATTCGGCGGCTTCAAGTGTAATGTCATTTACAGGCCACGGAAACTCAATAGCTGGCCAGTTTGGTTTCTTAAATGGCTCGGCAACGATTGTTTCATCCTCTACAACCTGGTCCCATAGTTGGATTTTTAAACGTTGGATTTCTGCGTCGTCAATGCCCAAGACACGCATAAATTTGATAAGCTTGATGCCTAACTTTTGTCCGGGGCGCCAGCCTGTAGTAAAGCCGCAATTGAAACAATGATAGCCGATTCGGTCTTGTTCAAAACGAACGCCACCGCGGTGCCTAGTATCTGGCCTAGCTTGCCCATTGTGGACGCACATAGGGCAGTTCATGGTTAGCCAACCATTTGTATTTGATTTTAATACAGGTAGATATGCCCGTAGTGTAGTCTCGACTATACTCATATAGAGTATAGTTTACACTCTTACCACAACTTTGTCAAGGGTACCAGCGTTAGATGGATTATCTATGCGTTTGATTCGTAGCCAACGGACACCACCATAATAGTTGTATGGGTCAATTCCAGTATAGCCATTAAAGTCTAATTTGGCTGTTGTATAGTCCTGTGGCTTTAAGTCGGCCCATAGTGTCGACGTACCAATTGACTCGTCCATTGTACCTTGTACAATTATACTTCCAGTCCAATTTGTAGCGTAAACTGCCATGGTAAACAATGAGCTATCTTTTCTAAAGAACTGTGGTCCGTTCATTGATGTAGATACCCAGTGTCCTGCTAGTTGTGTTTGCAAGTAATCGGTTATTTCGGCTGTGGCTCTGCTTGTCGGTACAACCGCATCTTTAACTTCTACATCAAACGCACCCTGTTGAGCACGGTTCCAAGTCAATGCAGTTTCAAGTCCTTCTGCATTTACAAATGTTGCGCCCAGAGCATATATTCCGCTGCCAAGCGTCATTAAATCACGTGCAAAAACAATTAAACGACATTGTCCATTTTCGGCAACAACTGGTAATGCACGTCTACGTAAAATAGTGCTTCCGGTAGTTCTATCCCACATTGTGATAGTAACTTCTCTGCGTAAGAGGCTAACTGGCTTGCGATCGCTTCCAATTATGCTTATATCAAGAATATTATCTACACCCTTAAACCAAACAATACGCTGATCTGTATAGCTTGCTACATGTCTAGTTGTACTAGGACCTGTGCCAGCGCCAGCATAGTTTAAAGTGGCTGTAGGAACGGTTAAATTTAAAGTTGCCATAGTAACTATTTAGCACAGCCGGAAATTTAAGATCATAAGTAAAACGATGGATAATAAGGTTAAAGAGTTCCTTGAGCGTTTCCCATTTATGAGCTTAGTGCGCTACGGGGAAAACGAATTGGTTGGTATCATACAAAATAGTGACGCTGTTGTGGTTACTATGTATGTCTACAACTTGCTAAAAGACGAAGAAGATAAAATGCTCTTTGTAGAAATGGGCGAGGAATGGTGGTGGGGTTCTAACCGTTTAATTCCTATAAACATTGTTCTTAAAGAACCTATGCGCCGCTTTACATACGCTCTTAAAACTTATAGTACTAAGGATTTTGAAGTACTATACGGGCATCAAACTAGCCTAACCAATGTAATTACAAAACGAACCAAGCGACGACAAATCAGCTTGGTTCGTAAAATGAATTAACTATATCCGTAACTGATCTCCTCGCAGATCAGATTCATTTGAGCAACAATGGCTACCGCATACGCCGTAGCATGACTCTTCTTAAAATAGTACTCACCATTCTCTGGCTTCGTCCATACTTCCTTCATAATCATCGTCCACGATTTCCCAATCAGATATCTCTTGGCGGGGCGAATCATCGCAAGGACGGCAGCTAATTGCTCCACGGAAGTAGGGCAAGTCTTCCTCAGTATATCCCCGTGCCCGTTCAAATGAAATAACAGATTTACGAATTGGTCGTCCAGTAACAAATCCCATAATGGCTCCTGCTCGGTTAATCGTGTAAGGTGCTCTTTGCTCTTTACACGCTGGTACAAACTTACATTCAGTAAGTCAACTTTAAAGAAACCTAACTCTTCTGCTTTCTGGTAATCCACATCACACCAACCTGTAAATGGATTTACAGGCACTGGATGAAAGTATACACCAGTTTTGTGTTTTTGTTTTGTTCCATTTGGCATTGCCTGCATCGCAGGAACGTGTTCTAATAATTTAAGAACTTGTTCTCTGTCGGCAAAGTCAATGTCTACGTCTGGTAAACTCATTTTTTTAAGTTTTGTTTAATAAATTCTAGTAGCTCAAGTTGTTGTTGTTTGATGGCAGTCATTTCGCAATTCATAGCATCAAATTTTTGAATAAACTCGGCTAGTCGCTGTTCTAGTTTAGCGTATCTAGAACCTGCGTCATCATCGTGTTTATCCACTGTGCTTCTTGTTGATTTTGTTTTAACTTTTTTATCCACCATTCTGTATCCACATGTTTTGCTACCGCATCAATTTGACCAGGTTCCATCCTATCTAATAGCGTTTGTGCCGCTTCAGAAGAATATATAATCCAAGGACTAATACGTCCCATGACTATTAAATTCATTGCTGTAACAGGCGCTACCTTATTAAAAAATGTTTGCCAGTTATTTCCAGTAGACTCGCCCCACTCCTGCATGACAAGTATTGCTCTTTCCAAGGCACGTTCAGGAGTCTCTTTCTTAGAATTCTCCTGCACATATAATTGATACGTGCCTGGTCGTTGCCAATCACTTAACCTTACACCCATTTTAAACAACCATTGTATAAACTTATCGCTGTCAACAGGCTTAAGGTCGATCAAGTAGTTAGCAAATTTTAAAAAGCCAATATAGTCGGGACTACGAATAAAATCCTCAATAGTCTTAACCTTCTTAGTGTTTGGACTAACAAACTTCATAAAATCAGTCCATACACTAAATGCCATTCGACTATCCATGTCATCTTTACACATCCAGCGACGCTTCTTTTCACACATATGGCTACTAAGAGTACGCTCTCGTGTAAAGGACTTCCCGCAAAATTTACATTGGTAGTCCATTATGCTTATTTAAACAAATCATTGAATTCTTTATTTCCCATGTTTTTAGAAACTGCAATGTTTTCAAAAACGTTTTTGTCATTGATTGTCCTAAACAATTCAATTTCTTCATCGCTCATTGATGGGAACTGCTCAATAAGCCACATGGTCAGTTTATCTTTCTTTTGTGCCTTAGGAGGGATAAACTCGTGCCGCAGTTTTACACCTAGTCCGCATACTGCTAACGCTCGCCACCGTAATTCCTCATGGGCACTAGTTGTAGCAATGTAATCAACATTACTATATTCGTTGACGCTGATTACATATTCTTCTTGTACATCTCTTGTACCTTGAACCTGGCTTGCCCAACGTTGAGCCATGTAAGTGTTGATTGCCTTGCGGTCTTCGTCTGACAACTTTTCATAGTAGTCGCCTTTGCGGAGATCAACAGCCGCCATTACTTGTTCAATAGGTACCTGGTATCTTGCACTTGCAGGTGCTTTCTTTTTTGCTGTTGCCATGTGTATATTTTAAAACCAAATTTTATTAAGGTCAAGCACTTCAGGAATCTTATTTGTTTCTTTTAAAAAGAAAGCACACATTGGACTGTCTCCCTTTTCAAGCGGTACCGCCAACAAGTGACCAAACTTTAACTTAGGAACGTACCACTTTACTTCTTGATAGATGTTAATTACTTCTACCTTTTGCCATTCTGGTTTGTATCCGTTGATTGGATTAAACACAAAGGCAGAGAAGCCGCGGTCATTTAGACTCATTACATTGATAACTTCTGGTTCGCCGTGGTCGGGTTCGCCAATGATCAATGACCAATCTAGAGGAACCTTTAGTTCGTGATTGCCAATGCGTAGTACTGCGGCAGGACAACTAAAGCTTTCAAGGAATACCAATGGTACAAACATATAGTCAACGTCGGAACTGTTGCTATAGTCCAATACACCATACCTAAGATCCTCATCAATCTCTTCAGGCAACCTATCCAAGTCATAGGTTTGATTGTTTACTGTTAAAATGTTCATTTATAGATTACCTTTTCTGTTTGGTATGGATAGTTTGCTTCTTCATAAAACTTCTTGCGTTTAGCAAGGTGCCGTTTAGCAAACTTTGCTGTAGATGTTATATCCCAAATTTGCACAAAGTCTTTGTCTTGTGCTTTACGAATGCCTCGACCGATACTTTGAATTACCCTAACAAAGCTCTTTCCAGGTTCAACCAAAACCAAGTTAAAGATCCTAGGTATATTAATACCCACAGCAGCCACTCCATACGTTGCAACAATAACTTTATTGTCAGCTGTGGTAACTTCATCATATTCGTCCTTTCGATCTTGACTTTTCATTGCGCCGCTAACAAAGACGCTATCAGGCAAACGTTCTACTAACATCTTGCCCGAAGCAATACGGTCAACAAGGACTAATGTGTTTCCAGTTTTGCTAATAGCATCAATTGTCCTAGACAATTCATCAATTCGTTTTTCGTTTGATGTCAAGTAAGTAAGTTCTTCTTGATATGTCTTGTATTCAACCTTGTCGTCAAACTGTAGCACCTTGACATGGCAGTTGGATAACACACCCATGTCTTGAAGTTCGCTTGCTTGTAGTCTATGCAACACAGGGCCCAAGCTTGCAAGCAAACTAATATACTCGTGTTCTTCTTTAGGCACGGTACCAGTCAGACCCCAGCGGATTGGAATACGTGCAAAAGGACCTGTTAACATTGTGCGTAGTACATCGGCCTTGGCCATGTGTACCTCATCAACGATAACTGCAATAAGTCCATCAACAATCGCTTCAATACCTATTTCGCTAAGACCTTCTTTGTGCCTCTTAATAAGTGTGTTAATACTTTGCCATGTTGCAATAGTATGTGTATGTCCAAGGTCTTTCTCGTCACCAAAGTACACACCAACATCTAATCCCATGTTAACATAGTCAGCATGAGTTTGGCGTACCAGGTCTTTGTTAGGTACAATAACAAGTGTACGTCCAAACGGCTCACAGCATAAACTCATTGCCGCTGTCATTAGTGTCTTACCTGCACCTGTAGCAATTTCTTGAACCCCGTGTGGGTTAGCAAGGTAACGATTGATACACTCTACTTGGTAGTCTCGGATCTTGATAGGCTGTCCCTCTGCAGGATGCCCTTTAGGCCAAAGTATGTGCGAAAACGTATCTTCGGTAACTTCTGTAAAATTGAGATTATGTTGCTGTCTTTGGTCGTCAATTTCTATTTGCCAACCTTCTTCATCTAATATAGGTAGCACCCTGTCAAGCAAGTTAATATAGGTTGCACCTGCTGTAGTAAAGAAACCAATTTTACCATCCCAGCGGCCTAACCTAAATGCGGGTACATGGTATGCATATGGTAATTGGTATTTTAATTTTGATTCGCAACGACGTCTTGTACTTGCATCAAGTTCATGGAACTTTACATTTACTTCGTCACGGATTTCTAGTCTTGTTATTCCTGGCATAGTGACAATAATAGCATATTCCGCTGGCAATGTATAGTCACATTAAGCCAAAGCGGAGAAACTGATAGTGGGATTATATACTTATTGCAAAAACCGTGGTTTTTAAAAGGCAATCAAAAATATTTTTTTGCCAAAAAGAAAGGACCCTTTCGAGTCCTTTCTCCCACCGACTACATTCCACGCAAATAGTCAGCTATCGGTGTAAGCGTTAAAGTGAGGATTCCGGGCGAGTTGCAGGACCAATGACTTTAACAACTGTCTTTGCCGTTATCGGAAGAGGACTTATTGACATTGCCTCTTACGTCACACGGCAGGGGTTAACTTACTCGCCACGCTTCATAACCGTGGTCTCTGCAAGGCGCTTCCACTTGTCGGAGCCTTCGCCACACATCTTCTTCAAGTCTGCAACCTTAATAACAGTACGCAGGCTCAGTTCACGCAGACGATCCTTGTTGGTGTCAACGAATTCAAAGATTTCTTCCTTAGCACCTTCTTCAAACTCGTAGTGATCCAACATACCGTCCATCATAATCTGCTTGATGCGA